CAATCAGCAAACCCGCCGCTTGGGATTCGGCTAATGCGGTAGTTTCAGTAACGCTGACAGGGAAAGTCTCTCCCCCGCCCCATGCGTTATCACCCCATGCGCCATCACCCCAAGCTAACGCCATATCAAGTCAATGTTAATGTGTACGTTACCGCAATCGTGTCACCGTTAACAACAGCTTTAGAACTAGAGAAATCACCCGCAGAGAACAATGTGCCGGTGGTTGAATCTTTAGTTGCGCTACCGCCAATGTTAATAAAACAACCCGCTACAGTACCTGTGCTGGTCATAGAGAATGACACGGCAGAAGATGTAGCCTTACTTGCGGCGGCGGCAGAAGCAAATGAAGGTGTAGGACGGTTGCCAGAATAAGCGGGAGCGTTAGTACCACCCACCTCCAACCATGTTCCGTGGCTTGCCTGCGTATCAGTTACAAGAGCCGTACCCGTACCCTTTAAACCCATTACAACTGCACCAGCGGCTGAGTTACCAAGAATGGTATCCAAGGTCAAATTCTTACCAACAGTCGTTACCAAGTTTTGAATAGGCTCGTCCCACTTAATAAAACCATCCGCGCTGTAGCAAACAGCATGGTAGTAACCTTCAATCGCCATCTCATCAGCAGGCGTTGTGTTGTATTTTGTGATTGCGGCTACTTGGTCGGTAGCGGTCATTTTGTCCAAGCTCATGTGAGGCTCCTTAAGAAAGTCTAATTAATGCGGATGTACTAGTATCCGTGGGCATTGTTACAGTAAAACTGGTAACGGAAATTTTTTCGTTTCCAAAATCAAGAACGCAAATTGCAGGGGCTGCGCCTCCAACTTTGTATATCAATGCACCACGTGCAGAAATTGATCCAGTCCAAGCAGGCGATGAAAAAGTTACGTAAGCAATACTACCGGTTGTAGTTGCCGCGTAATTTACTGTAGCAGTAACGGCTTGCCCAGTAGCAACATAGTTACCACCTGAAGACTCGCCCACCGCTGTATACGTTGTTGTAGTCTCATCCAACGTAGCTGAATTGGTATACAAAGCAAGCTTAAAAGAATCTGTTGCAAAATTAATCGTTCCGGTGGTCATGGCCACACGAAGCGTATTACAAGAGTAGTTACCAGTAAAAGCCATTAGGTTACCTTCTGACGATACTGACCAGAACGATAAGCATCTTGACGTTCCATGCCATCACCAAGACGTTTAGCCAGTGCAAGGGCTTCTTGATACTTGGTGTTGTAAAACGCCATAATATCCGCCTCACCCTTCATGTACGTATAGGCTTCAACAAGAGAGCCGTACAGCAGCACAGAATCAAAGTTATCGCCCAACCATGTAGTGCCCGCAGTCACAATTGACTCTGGGTAATAGTAGTAGTGCAACTCAACGTTGTAATTGGCATCTGGTGTTGGGCCAAGAATAAAGGATAACTCGGCAGCGTTGGTCGATTGGGGGCCAAACAGTGCGTAGTACTTTGGAATTTCTGTATCAGTTGGTAATGGATACGCTTGACGGATGTAGTTAACGTCTTTGTTCAACAAGTATTCGTATGTACCATCAGTATCAATAACTGCCATGGAATAGACAGCTAAAAAATCATTAGGACAAGATAAATATTTATTGTTAGCCGACATCACACCCGTCACATTCTTACGAATGGAAGGGAATTGAACGGTGTTGTAAATACGTTGCTCGGCTTGCTGAACAAACACAGGGATCTCCGCCACGAAGTTTGACTCCGTGTTCTCCGTGTATGCCTGAATATTGGCGCTAAGCTGCGTATAGTTCATTTAAACCTCAACCCATTGGGCCGCGTGCCATTACACCTTTAGTCGCCGCGCCTGTGCCGCGAATCTTGATGCCAGAAGTCTTTGGTGCTTTGTATGGATCACGGCTGATATTGCCAACGGACATATTTACATCGTTGGCAGTAAAGCGGTTACCGCCGTCATAGCCATTATTTTTAATATCCACGCCGGCTTTACCAGTCATGGTATGGGGTGGTGCATAGACTTTAGCATCGCCAACCTCTTTGCCCATCACTTTTTTGCTGAATTTAGCCATATTAACCTCGCTTTTGATTAGCAATTTTAGCCAGACCACGACCCATTTTCTTCATGTCGGCATTTGTTTTGCCAACAGTATGCTTCTTGGGGCCATTCTCAATCCCCACAGTGGGTCCACTGTCACCGTAATTTTTACCGACTGTCTTGCCTTGTTTAGCAACGCCGTCTGCTGATCTTGTATACGCCATATTAAGCTCCTATGTAACTGTTACCGTAACTGTACCAAGTTCTATGGTTAAAACCAAATTATTTGGTGTTAATACTGCATCAAAAATTTGGGATCCACCAACTGGATTCCATCCCCACTGGAAAACCCGACTACCTGCTTCGGGATAACCAAACTGATCTATACCTGTACCATTCGTATCATTGGTTTGAAGTCCACTTTGACCAGATACCAAATAGCTAACATCAGGGCGTGGCTCGCGAACAGCTTGCGGATCATTAACTGGGTACATACCCAATTGCAACTGCGGCTGATCAGGATCCCAACATTCGTGACAAACTTTAATTTTAAAAGGCTTAGTCTTAACTGTTTGCGTGCGTAATTCTTTGAGCATGTACCGCTGAGAACAACGATCACATTCTGCAATTGCATATTTACCGGACGCAAACCGATTAGGCATAGAACAAATTCCTTGGCACAAATCTCAATGGTGCCGTCTCGCGGTCTTCCGACTGTGCTATGTCCCATTGCTGCTCATAATCGGCCTTTAGAGCCATTATTCTTTGCGGGTCTACGTCAGGTAGCTTCATGCTCAATTGAACGGCTAGGCCGGCCACCATGCAGGGAATAAAACGGAAAGGAATATCTTGAACAGATGTACCCGTACCAGCATCTTGAATACGGCGCATGCGGTAATACACAAGGGTGTACTGATCGCCAGGGGAATTAGGCGTTGGCCAAATATTAATGGCAGGTATGTTCTGAATTGTCAGCGCTGCACCTGCTGTATGGCTTGCGGCAGTTGTATTGTTCTGTCCACGAGCACAATTAACTAGCTGGTTGCCAACAATATTGGGATAGCTGATTGTTTCGTTATCAATTTTGATAAAGCCAGCCGTAGATAAATTAGCAACTGAGGACACCGTAATAGATGTAGCCGTACTGTTAATTGTGCTACTTAGAGTTACTGTAGACAAATTCTCTTGGCCGGATTGGCGGTTAAACCACATCTGAATAGGGCGACCTTGAGCCAGCTTGTTAGGCAAGCTCATGTAGGTAGACTCAGAGATGCCGCTGATATTGATATCAATCTGGTTTGATGTACTGTTATTTTGGCGGATAACAGTATCCAACAAGTTAATCGTATCAGCAGGCATAGGGTATATGGCCTGCCCTGTAACCAGCGGAATCTGTCCTTGTTCAACAGTCCAGAAATTAATGCCGCGATTTGCCCACTCAATCGTCAAAAGATTTAACGAACGGCGGGCTGTACGAAAGTTATAGCCAGTACGAAGTTCTTGACCGCAACGCTCGAATGCCTCTTCAATGAGGTCATTCATGTCCAAATTAAAGGCAGTGGTTCCGGTAGTCTTAGCCATTATTTTTTCGCAGTCTTAGCAGAGTTTACGAACGCTTGAGCAGTTGGCGCACCTTTGCTACCAGGTCTACGCATTTTCTCTTTAGAACCTGCGGCAATTCTTTTACGTTTTGCATTGATATTGGCATATAGTCCAACCTTTCCGCCATCGGCGTATTGAGTAAAATCCGTGTCATCTCGGCGAGGTTTCTTAGTCCCGCTGGGCATTTTAGAGGGGGAGATATCCCCCATTCCACGGCTTGCTCTCATAGTTAAGCTCTTGTCTTTCCACGAATGGCAATACCATCCGCACGCTTAGAAGCAGAAGAAACCTTACCGCCAGACTTCATGCCGGTACTTCCCATGAATTTATTCTCATCCGACTTCTTTTTGATGCCGGTAAGAATGCGGTCTTGACCACGATCTGAAGCACCAGTTATGCGGCTTTTTAACTTGCCAAGCATAGAGTCAAAATCAACTCCAGATTCGCGGTTGGTACGGTTCATACGATCATATGGAGTTTCGTACTTTGGGGCCGGCTTCTTATAACGGCTTTCTAAGCGAGCAGATTCATCACCCGTATCTGTAGTAGATTCTTTAGCTAAAGTGCGCGAAGGCATTTTTTCCTCACTGGCAGAACTACCACGGCGAGTCAAACCTTGCTGTTTGTTCATGTAATCACGCAAGCTCAAACCCGAATCTTCCAATTCTTTCTTGGAAACGCTACGAGCTTTAGCTGGAGCAGACTTAGGTGTAAATCTTG